GGCTTCGCATAATGACCTCGGCGTTACGTTACCGCGGCGGCCGCAGGCCGAATGCGAAGCCCGGAAAATCGCCCCGCGCCGGGCGAGCATTTACACGTAATGCCCATTATGCGAGGCCACAACGGCCCCAGGATCGACGAAAGCCCCTCAGGCGAACCCCGAGGGGCTTTTTGCTTTTGCGCGTCAGCAGGCCCCCTCGGAAGCCTCGGCAGGTCAAGGGCCGCGACCCCGGCTCGTCGGATCAACGATCCGGCGAACGGAGTCCCGGGCGGAGCGAACCCTTGAACCCACCTCGGCCAACAGCCTCCGCAAGGGAGGGAGGGGAAGCTTTATCTCCCCTGCCTCCCGAGCCCTCGGCGGCAAGAGCGGGTTGTAGGGCAGAGCCCTACGATCTTTCTTGCGTCCAGGGTGCAACCCTGGCCGCCGGAGGCAGCTTTTAGCCGATCAGCAGGCCGACGGTTAGGCCCGCCAGGAAGCCCATGAGGACGCCCGGCCAGAACCCGGCCAGGTAGTGGATGAACAGCACTCGGCGAGGCCGTTGCGGCGTGCTGGTGGTGTTCTTGGACTGGTGACGGCTTTCGTTGAACCACTCCCTGTCATGCAGGCCCATGCGGTGCTCCTTGCGATGGGCGTCCAGGGTGTTCCTGGACGCGGCTTGGTGGGGGAGTCTCCCTGGTCGCGAAGCGGCCAGGGTCCACCATCTCTAATGGTGGACTTTTGTCTCATGGTGAGACTTTCCGGGGTTACATGTGCTGCTGGTGAAGGATCATCAAGTGACCTTTCAGGGCACGCCTTATCTCGGCCTGATCTTGCTCGGGGAGCCGGGTTATTTCTTTGAAGAGGGCGACCAATTCTGCGGGTACAGATCGTTGATCTGTCTCGAAAATTATCTCGTCTGCGGACACACCTAGCCCGCTTGCAAGGTTCGCAATTTTGTCCGCCGTGGGAAGGTTCGCCCCGCTCTCGTACTTCTTCAGCATTGATAGCGAAATGCCACATCGGGCGGCAGCTTCTTCTTGTGTGAAACCCTTGGCCTCTCTGGCTTTCCTGATGTTCTGCGCAACGGTCATTTCGTTGTGTCTCAGCTGGCCTAGTCGGTGAATCAATCGTAATCCCCCCTTTTTTCGGTGGTCCCATATCGCGAACTATAAGGGACAAGATACGGGTTGCATTGTTTAAACCACATGTTGTACTTTTGCGATCAGTATCCGGGCCTTGACGGGTTTCCCATGCTGGACAAGTTGCACCTCTTCGTTCCGTTCCGCCTCGAGCACATCGAACTGCTCGGGGTGGAAGGGCGTGCGGATCCGGTGCATGTCGTGGATCTGGAAAGCCTGGGCGTGCCGCTGCAAGGGCAGATCAGCCGAGGGGAGGGCGGAGAGCTACAGGCTGACTACCTGCGGCACGCCTGGGAGTCACTGAGTACGGGCTTCACGCCTTTGGCGTTCAAGGTGTTTCACCAGTCCTTGGGCAAGCGCCTGATGCCCGGTGTAGAGCTGAAGGCCAGCCCGGCGAAGTTGCTCCAGGGACACAACGTGTTCGGCCCAACATGCATCGAGAAGGGGGCCGAGGTGATGTTCAAGTGGCTAGCCGGAAGCTACCCGGACCTCTTCGCGAAGCTCGATGTGTCAGCGACGCAGGTCTACGCCCTGGACTGCACGTATTCCAGCCGACTGCCGGACGAACGCACTGCGCTCCAGGTCATTCAGGCGCTGACCAACGTCAGCAACGGCCATACCAAGAGTCGCGGCGACAACTACCAGACGTCCGCCTACTGGGGAGCGAAAGAGTCCCGTCTGAAGCGCCTGAAGGCGTATCTCAAACACACCGAGTTTCAGGCCCAGTTGGACGAATTGAAGCGGGCAGGGCGGGCCGATCTGTCGGCCGCTCGGTCTGCTCGGGTCATGTCTGACCCACGGTTGCAGGAGTGGGTGCGCTACCTGCTCCGCATGGAAGCCACGGTGATGCACCGGTGGCTGGAACGCCGGGGCATCCCGTCTCGGCTTGTTGATCTGATCGCCTACCAGCAGCGGCTCCAGAAAGAGGGGCGCTGCCTGATTCAGGAGTGCTGGCAAGCGGTTACAGCGGACCTTTTCGCGGCCTTTGAGGGTATCCAGATGCGTGTGATTGATGATGAAAAAGTGCTGGCCGCACTGACTGAGCGACACCTGAAGTACGACCGGAAGGGCAAGCCCAACGATAGCCACGCTCGGAACCTGTTTCGGACGTACCGCAGTCTCAAGGACTACGGGTGGCAGGAAACGATGGACTCCATGTCTCGCCCGACGTTCTACCGGCACATCAAGGAAATCTGCGAGGCCGGCCTGTCGAAAGCCGCCCTGCAGAAGCTCCACGAAGCCGACCGGGCGAACAACGTTGTGCCGCTCCTGAGGTTCGTCCAGGTCGATTTCAGCGCCCAGCGCCCCGACTGGTACGTCGAGCCGACCGTGGAGGCCGCGTGATGCTGGTAGCCACCCTGGAAACTCTGGCTCTGCTGGCCTTTGCGGCTACCGTCATCCGCGCCCTGGGCGTGTGGGCGCGCAGCGATGGATAAGACGGCCCACCAGTCGCTCCGCTGGGACCTGGAGCAAGACCTTTCCCACCTCGTCCAGGACGAGCACCTGGTGCGCCAGGTCCTGGACCTGGTCATGCGCCGAGTCGTCCAGGAACAGGCGGCCGAGGCCGTTCGCCGGCAGCGCATCAACCGAGATTTCAAGACGTTCCGGCGCTGCCGGAGCGTGACGCCGCCCGCATGGGCATTCCGTGAACCGGGCGCACGCCCACAAGTTGAACCCCTGAGGTAATCCATATGCTCGCTCTCATCGGCCTGTGCCAGGGCTATTACTCCGAAACCCGCACCATCAACGGCCAGAACGGCCAGACCCAAATCACCGAGCACTCTGTGCTGCTCCAGGTCGAGCAGCCGAACAAGTTCGGGTTGATCGAACAGAAGATTATCGCCGTCCGCCTCTCGAAGAAGCACATGGAAGGCGGCTTGAACAACGCCTGGAACCAGCAGAAAGGCAAGGTCGTATCCATGCCGGTTTTCGTCCAGGCCTGGGCGAGCAGGGCGGGGAACGCTGGCTACGACTACTGGCTGTCCGGCGATGGCCTTCCGCTCAACCTCCAGGCTGTCCAGTCGGTTAAAGCGGCCTCCTGATCATGCTGCCGCTCTGCATCGTCGTCGACGAGTCTGGACGGCTCGTCTCGCAAGGTGAGTTCACCGGCGATTGCACCGGCTACGTACTCATGACCCCGGCTGATTTCGCGGGGTCCATGACCGTTGCTCAGTTGTTCGGCTGGCCTGATCCGGTCGCCTTCGGGGCAGCGTTCACGACCGCATTCGGCGTCGTCCTGGGCTGTGCGGTCGTGGCCCACACCATCGGCTCTTTAGCCGGTTTCTTCGATACCAATCGTGAGGAAGATCTATGAAAGCCAACCTGAAACAAACCGCCCTGGTCCTGGGCGCTGTCGCTGCATCCGCCGCGGTGCCGGCCTTCGCCGCCGAGGGCGATCTCGACTTCTCGTCGATGATCAGCTCGGTCAACGGCTCGGCCGTGATCGCCGCGTTCATGGCCATGGGCGTGGTCAAGCTCGGCCCGAACTTCGCCCGTTGGGCGGTCAACAAGGTGGCCGGCTTCTTCGGTCGCTGAGTTCCTGCCGGCGTTGCCTGGGGTGCCTTCGGGCGCCCCTTTTTGTTTCAGCTTCCCCTGTCCTGGTCCGTCTGTGCTTGCCACAGCCGGACCAGGACAGGGAATTCCAACTTCTTTTCGCGCAGGTGAATCATGATATGGCTCGTTATTGCAGTGTTCGGCGGCTTAGTGTGTGGTGGTGTCTCTGCTTATGCGTTTTATGCGCGACAGTAACTGAGGCTGCTACTCGGAAACATGTGAATGTTCCTCCGGCCCGTGATCAAGTTAGGGGTGGTAAGTCTGCAAGCGTCTCTGGTGGAATTCTGACTATTACTGGCCCGGCTTTGGAGGGTGAATATATCCCGCGTGGCGGCACGGGCGGTGCAAATATTCCGGTGCGCGGTATTCATGGCGGGGTTACTGCCGGTGCTCGTACTATTGCCAGTCGTGCGGTTTCCGGCTTGCGCGGTGGCATTATAGGGGTTGTCGGAACTGCCGCTGTCGCGGCTGCGCTGGATGGTATAGGCGCGCTTATTGATGAGGCGGGGAAGCCTGTTAAGAAAGTACAGGAGACCGCGCCGCAAGACGTGTTCTGTTACTATTTTACAGAGCGCGAACTAGGTACAGAGTGTACAAGCCCGGCAAGCTTGCAGACTAAGTTTGCGAGTATATTTACTCAGCAAATGGGGCCGCCTTATGTTTATAGGCCGAAAGAGATACTTTACGATAAAAATAACATAGCAACCGATGTTGTTATTGTTTATCAGAATGACGTCAGAACGGCTCCGATTAATGCTCGCGGCACTTGTCCGGGGTCTATCAACTCTTCGGGCGAATGTGTTGTTGATGAAATTATTGTGCCGTTAACTGATTCTGACTATACGGCCATTGAGGATGCCCTTTCGAACGTACAGAACTCTACATGGCTCAAGGATTTGCTTACGGCTACATGCGAAGGCTCGCTTAGTCCTGGCCGGTGCTACGACGAGTTGACCAGTCTTGCGGACCAGTTGAAGGGGCCTGGCTCGGTTAAGGGACCGTCAAATTCGACGACAAGCACTTACACGCGTCCTGATGGCACTACCGGTACGACTAACACTACTACGGAAACTAATTACACGATCAATTACGGCCCGAACTATTTCGACTACTCGAAGACGACGACCACGACAACTAGCAAGGATGGCGAGAAACCCACGACGACGACGGAAACTGAATCGCCGGAGGTGACGGGGGAGGAGCCAGCGACTGAGCCTGAGTCTCAGACGCCTTCGCCATGCACGACAAACTGCGAGGGTCCCGCATATGAGGATCAGTACACGCCGACCGAGGAAACGAAAGAAAGCGTTATCGACAACTATCTGTCGCGTGTAGAACAGGCGCCGATAGTGAATGCGGCAACGGGATTTTTCGATGTTTCGGTTTCCGCATCGTGTCCAACTTGGCAAGCGCCTGTCGATATGTCGATTATGGGTGCAAGCTTTCACTCTGAACTTGTATTTGATCATCACTGCCAGCCCTGGTTTACCGGATATAGGACGGCGGCCATGGCCGTTGTGATGATTCTTTGTGCGTTCGGCGCGTTCTATATCGCCATGCTTGATTGAGGTGATGTATGCAAGCAATTATTGAAACGGTGGCAAGTTGGTTTAAGGCGCTTTTGGCGTGGTTCGGTCGAATCTTTGAATGGTTCCTTGGCATGTTCAAGGATTTCATGGAGTTCATTGCTGATTTGCCGCTACTGATATTCAAGGGCGTCATGGAAGGTGCGCTGTACTTGATCAATGCGCTTCCGGTTCCGCAGTTCCTGGTGCAGTACAAGTTGCAGACGCTGTTCAGTGGTTTGCCTGAATCGGTGCTGTGGTTCATCCAGTTCTTCGGCATTCCGCAGGGGCTGGCCATCCTGGGCGCGGGTGTCGCGTTTCGGCTGCTGCGCAAGGCGCTGACGCTGGGTCAATGGTAAGGGGAGGGGTAGGGCATGATTTTCGGTCATGAGGGCCTTCCTGGCTCTGGCAAGAGTCTTGAGGCCATGGTTCATGTGGTCAACTCGCTGCTCAGCGGTCGCACTGTGGTGACCAACATCAGCGGCATTGACCATCGGGCAATCTCCGAGCATCTGGCCATCCCGTTGCCCACGGTCCAGCAGCTGCTGATCTGCCTGGAAGCACCGGATGAACTCGACGAGGATGCGAAGGTGGCGTGGGTGAAGGGCCAGTTCTTCGCGAACCGGCATCATGACTGCCTCTGGATATGGGACGAGATCAACCAGTTCTGGCCGCCTGATCGGCAACCGCTGTCGGCGGATTGGGCCAAGTTCGTGACTGAGCACCGGCACCTGGGCATCGACATTCTGATCATGGGCCAGGACTTGACCGAGCTGCATCAGACGTGGCGCAAGCGGCTCCAGCGCTACACGCGATTCACCAAGCTGGACATGATGGGCAAGGACGACCAGTACCATTGGGCCAGTTACTCCAGCGCCGGGCGGCTCCGGTTCAAGCAGACGGCCTCGGGGAAGAAGCCGTACAACAAGGACTTCTTCGGGTTCTACAAGAGCCACGATGACGGGACGGCCAACGTTGCGAACTACCAGGACAAGCGTTTTTCTGTGTTCCAGGCGAAGCACAAGGCGCTGGGCTGGGGGTTGTCGATCGCGATTGCGGTGTCGGTTGCGTACCTCTGGAACTTCTTCCAGCCGGGCGACCAGGACCTGAAGGCCGCTGTTCATGACGCGCCCAAGACTGAGCACGCGGTGACGCCGGCAGTCTCGGCGCCGGTTCAGCCTCAAGTCGTCGTAGCCGCGGCGCCGGCCAAGGCGGAAGAACCGAAGGAGCCGCCGCCCATCGACTACCTGGACAAGCTCGCGCAGCAGTACGATCTGCGGCTGTCGGCGATCCTTGATCGCAAGAATCCCCAACCCGAACAGGCCGCGTTCGAGTTCGTCATGGACGTTCTGGACCCTGGGTATCGTGTGAAGGAACGGTTCCGTCGGATCGACGTGGTGTCGCTGGGCTGGACGGTCGAGCGCAGGGATTACGGGGTGTTGATCAGCAAGGGCGGCAAGTCGTACGTGGTCAGGCCCTGGCCGCTGGACAACTTCGGGAAAGCGCCGGAGCGTCAGTTGAGCCAGCTTGGGCAGATGCCTGTGGCTACAGGCAAGCCCTGATCACCCACACGCTCTAACCTATGGCTTCGCATAATGAC